ATTCGAACTTAACGTCATGGTTTTATTATTTACATAAATATAGGTTGTTCTTATTCTGGACGTTTGTGATGACGTTCCATCAAAAACAATACCTCTTAAAACTACATTATCATTGTTTCCGCTACAATTTAAATGTAAGGTTAATCCTTCTAAAAGACAATCTTCTCCCATATAAATGATTGTCGCAGATGTATCCACATGTCTTTCTATAATAGTGGTTTGCGAACTCAATCCATGTATAGAAATACCGTCTGGTAATTGAATACTATTAGTTAATATGTAGGTACCGGGTAATATATAGATGGTTTGTCCATAAGAAACATTTTGCAGGGCACGTTCAATTGTTTTTGTATGGCGAACCGCTTACTGAAGCAGTTTCATCGTTTCCGTAAACAGCATCCACCATAGCTATATTACCTTGGTATAGGGGTGGTCCTTGTATTCATTGTGGTCCAGGACATCCTTTCAATAAAGTTCGTGCCTTTCGAATTTGTATCCAATCCGACATATATATTTACTTATCATAATTAATAATGAGTAATACATATACTATGTTTATAAGTCCATACAACGGATAGGCCGATTTCATCATATTTATTGTATTCATTCCGTAATAGGGTTTATTTTTATATTTGAACAAATAAAACATTACACTGAACATATACATAATAAGGGTAGTTTCACAAATGAGTCTCCATCCACTTAAACTATCTAAATGAACCAAATCATAACTCCAGACACCTCTTAAATAGTAGTTGATAAGAATACATAAAATAGAGGTTATGATAAAAATAAAACAATTGGTGGTTTCATGAAATTCATATTTATCTATATACATAAACTCACAAAACACTAAAAATATAATCATAAAATGTGAAAAAAAATTATAAAAAGACAACTGATGTATTTTCAACTTTTGTCTCGGATATAAAAAATAAAAATACAAAACACTTATAGTTAGGGCAAGCGGACCTATCATTTTGAAAAATTTAACCGATTTGTAATTGAACAAAGCCATAGAAAAATAACTAAATAAAAAAAATAGGGTATGGTGCGTGATTTGTGAAAAATACCAACATAACTTATCCATAAAACTATTATCATGTATAGATTTTCCTTTGTAAGTTCCGGGATTTGGAAAAAAATCTGAGCCATTTTGATTCAAATGAAATGTACTAACTAAACTAAGAACAATGGTAATAAATAAAAAAATAGTAGTAATGATATAAAACGGAGTCCGTTCGTTCATAGTGAAAGACTATAAATTATATATAGTGTTTTAACTTAAAACACGGTTGATTTAAAATCGTTGAATATTGTATTTTTTCAATATTCGTTTCTTCTTTGGCTACAACAAATAACAACCAATAATTGGGTAAAAATAATACATCGTCTTTACTTAATACAACTGAAATAAAAGATGAATTACCCTTGATTTGTTGGACCACTTTTTTGTTATGTTCAAAGTTATGGTCTTTATGTTTGAACATTGATTTGTATTTTGGATGAATACAAATAAACCGCGGATTTCCTTTGACAACCTTATAGAAATTTCTACATTCTAAATTACGATGTAATTTGATGTATTTTTTGAAATGAATGCTTTTTTGTTTCGGAAAATATTTTACACTAGGTTCAAACACTTCATAATGGTCTAAAGCCCACCTAAAATAAAATGGTATTTTATTCATAACTTCGTGATGTACAATATCCTTCGTCACTGGGTCATTTAATCGATATATGGTATTTTGTTTCGTGATTGTAAAATGGATGATAATATGCAAATAAGTAAATACTAACCATACTACCAAACAAAGTTTGATTAACATATACTTTATTCATATAAGTATTTATATCATTTTATAGCGATGTATAAAATAATATATTTATTCGTTTACATTTGTTTTCAATAATTCTGTTACTCTTGAATTCATGGATTCTACTTTCATATTAGTTTCCATACAAAAAGTTTGCATTTTTACAAAGTTGGTTTTCATTTCAGTCATTTCGGACAATAAACCGTTGTATTTTTCTTTGTAAAATTGTACGTCTTCACTTGTGGTATGTTTTTCTTGGAGAGTTTCAATATTTTTTGACAAAAGTGTTAATTGTTTATCATGTGTTTGTAATATTTGTAATGGGTTAATGGATGCTTTGGGTATATCTGGTTTTGGAATGGATGTATTGACGGATGTATTGACAGATGTATTTCCTCCACCAGCACGTCGTCTTCGGGCAGCAGCTAAAGCGGCAGTACCACTCATATACAAGAATAATTTATAATAGAATTAATTTATTTACGCATTTTTAAGGATACTGAGTCATGTGACTTATAATTTGTAATGTCAAAATCATTTATACCATAATCTGAAATGTTATCATAATGATTATTGATAGTTACTTTAGCAAATTCATAAGGTTCTTTTTCAACTTGTACTAATAAAGCATCTAAATGATCGTCATATACATGGGCATTTCCAATATGATAAATAAATTCACTTGCTTCTAAATGACAATGGTGTGCGATCAAATGAGTCAACGCACTATAAGATAATATGTTGAAAGGGACGCCTAAACCTAAATCACCACTTCGTTGATATAGTGAACAAGAAAGTTTATTTTCTACTACATGAAATTGCATTAAAATATGACATGGGGGTAATGACATTTTATCTAATTGACAAGGATTCCACGAAGACACCACTAATCTACGTGAATATCTTTTTTCAGGGTCGTTCAAACTATCAATGATATACTGTATTTGGTCTATCCCCTGATTAGTATAATCACTTTCACAATCTACATAAGGAGCATTAAAGTGTCTCCATTGATGTCCATAGATGGGTCCTAAATCGTTGGAGGTTTCGGCGTGTGGATCCCAAATATGAACATTTTGTCGGTTCAATACATCATTATTAGTAGATCCTGACAAAAACCAAAAGAGTTCCTTGAGACAAGTTTTTAGTGCTACTTTTTTAGTAGTTAATATAGGTAAGGTATTATTTTCTAAACTAAAAGACATACAAGCACCGTGTTTAGAATAAGTGAACCCATTACGCCCTTCTATTTTATGTCCGGTCAAACATATTTCCTTCACTATGGCTAAATATTGTTTTTCTTGGTGATCATACGTTTTATTCATTATGGTAGAAAGCATTATAATTATACTATCTTTATTTTTAATTTCTTTTTATAAAGTAAGATGGAAAGTTATCAAGAAGAATATTTTGAACCAGAACGAAAAAATATGATAGGTGGAAATAACGAATCATTTTTTAGTTATATGTTTTCGTTGTCTCAAAAAGATAAAATGGAAATGATGAATATCGTCCAATACATAGGATTGGCGTTCATTCCTATTGTTCTTTTAGTTTATTGTATGAAACTTTATTTACCATCGTTTGATCCTTATAAAGGTAATATAGAAATATTGGTAGAAGTTCTAATACAATTAGTAGTATTAATTATCTTTTTTTGGTTTGTTCATCGTTTTATTATGTTCATACCTACATACAGTAAAGAAAATTATACTACTATGAATGTATTTCATTTTATAATCCCTTTCTTATTTGTTTTATTTACTCTAGAGACAAATGTCAGCAAAAAAGTAAATCTACTTCTTAAGAGAGCTATGATTTATTTAGGGTTAGAAAAGGAACATATGCAAGAACTGAACACAGAAGAAGAAGAAATATATACACCACCTAGTATACCCCTTCCTAATCCTGAACCTATGAATCAACCTCATCCACAAAATACTAAGGAAGAAACTACTGGCAAAATGTACAGAAGAAATGAACCTATGTTAGACCAAGGGCCTATGGCTGCAAATGAAGCACTTGGATTATCTGCGTTTTAACTTAAAATAATGACTAGATAAATTATATGAACGATGAATTACAACATATGCTCAATGAAATGGATGAAAAAAAAATAACCTATTTAAATTCATCGATTATAAAAGACGCCAAAAACAATATATTACAAAAAATGGGATTTGAACGTAATGAGTTGAAACATTACCACAAAGTATTAAAAAACTATAGATTCGTGGATGAATTGGATGAATTGTCATTGGGTCACCATATTAGATGGTTTCATTTGACTAAACTAAAAAATATGAAATTATATAATGGCGCCATACTTACAAATATAGAATATACAAACAACCAAGTATATTTATCATGTAAAAGTTATAAAAATAAGGTATTTACTATAAAAATGGACGAAATTATTTTATTTCAAAAGTTCTACGAACAAGAATTATTGATGATACGCATCTTAGATTATATACAAGACAAATAACTATTCGGCGATATCATTCGTGTAGAACGAACGCTTTTTATAGCAAATCGTTTGGTATTCGTAAATAAGTATTTATGTTTACTAAAACAAAACGGAAAAAATATCATATTATTTTTGTTGTAAAATTGACAAATATATTTATTCAAAATGACGTTCGTTTTTCGTTTTATTTTGTATAGATTGTTTGGTATTTCTTTATTGTAATATTTTAATATATGTATACAATCTCGAATGGATAAATTTTTGGTCATTTTTATTATAATTATAGATAATAAAAATATGAATAAACATATTATTTTTGACTTGGATGAAACCATTGGTTATTTTCAACAATTTATTTATATAGTCAATATTGTAGAAAAATATCATAGTATAGATTACAATGACTATTTTGAATTATTTGAAGAATATTTTAGACCTCATATCTTTCAATTGTTTGAACGGTTAATTAGTAAAAAAAAAACAAATCATATCAAATATGTAATATTATATACTAATAATAATAATCATCCATTTGTGGAAAAAGTAATTCAATATATTCACAAAAAACTAAGAACATCTTTATTTGATTATATTATTACACCTGAAACGAATCGAATACACAAAAAAAAATCTTATCAAGACTTAACCTATTGTATACCAAGTATTATAGACGACGCTTTATGTTTTATAGACGACAAAATACATATTTGTATGAAAGAAAATCCTAATGTGTCCTATATAAAATGTGAAAAATACGTTATAGAATTATCTATCCAAGAAATACTAAAACGACTCCGTCACCCTAATGGTGACGAAATATATCCTATTTTGAAAAAATACAAATATTCAAGAAAAATACTTCCGACCAATGTTCATACATATTCCACTAAGAAAATGTTTCAGACTATAGAAATATTCATATACAATATTCCTATTATGTAAGGTTCTCGCACTAGGATCATAACAATATACAAAACTAGGCATCCAATAATATGGGATTAAATGTTGACAATTTGGATAAAACGATTGGTAGGTGTCTAAGTAATAACTTTGTTCTTGGGTTAATGGGTATGTAGACTTATAATCTTTCATTTGTTCTTGAATGATTTTATACCATGAGTTGCTTGAACTACTAACACCATCGCTGAATGCCTCTTTTTCTCGCCATAAAACACAAGAAGGTAATAACTCAGGTTCATATGTTTGTATTGTTTTACGAAAGAATTCCTTTTCTGTTAATGTTTTACGGAATTGTACTGGAATAGACAAATAAAATTTGGTAAAATCCTTGTCTAAATAAGGTGTACGAGGTTCAAGTCCGTGACTAGAAATAGATCGGTCACTACGTAATACGTCAAAATAATGAATATGTTCAAGTAACCTAAAGCATTCTTCTTGAAATTCGTCAGTAGTATTACAATGATTAAAGTACAAATAACCTCCCATTAATTCGTCGGCTCCATCACCATTCAATACCACTTTAAAGTCTGTATTTTCTTTTATATATTTACCAATTAACCAATTACCGACACTGGCTCTTACGGTTGTGGTGTCATAACTTTCAATATCCTTGATGACATTTGGAATGGATTGAATAAATTCATGTTGAGAATAAAGAACTTCATGATGAACGCTACCAATATGTTTGGCTACTATAGAAGCATAGTGTACATCTTCGGATTTTTCCATACCAATGCTAAACGTATGAAAAGATTGATTTTTGCTCTTATAATATCTGGCCGCAATCGCACATACCAAACTACTATCTAATCCACCCGATAATAACCCACAAATAGGACGCTCGCTATTCATAATGCGTTTTAATACGGCGTTCTCAAATAAATTATAACTTTGTTTCCTATATTCTTCGAGAGAATATTTTAATTGATACGTATCTCGAATATTATAATAATGATGTGTGCAATATTTTTCAAATGTTGACCCATTGTGTCTATATAGACTATATGTTCCGGGTTTTACTTGAGTTATCGTATATGAATCTAACATCATACTTTCTAATACACTTGAAAAGATATAACCTTTTGATGTATTATTTTCATAAAGTGGACGAACTCCGTAAGGGTCGCGAACAACCACCACTTCTTTTTTCAAAGAATCATATAAAATAAATGAAAACTCGCCATCTAATAAATGAAACGCATTTGTACCAAATTGTTCATAAAGATGTAGAATAACTTCACAATCACTTTGTGTCTTTAGATTATAAGATTTTGACAATTGTTTATAATTGTATATTTCTCCATTACAAATCAGTGTTAAATGTTTGTATTCAATCGGTTGATTCGATTCGTCATTTAGTCCATTGATAGCCAATCGATGAAACGCAAAATATACTTTATTATCTATTTTTTTAAATGTAGTTGTTTCTGGACCACGTTTTGAACCTGCATTATAATCTATTTGTCCTTCTTCAATTATATCATTCAAATAAGCAAAAATACCGCACATAATAAATACATAATGAATATTTATTTATATCTTTATATAATAATGATTAATGACCGAAATATACCTGACAAACCATTGAAACCTAATTTTGATGTTCGACCACAACCAACAAAATATACTGATTTTCAAGTATTTGAACCAAAAGTATCGTCCAAGGTTCCTTTATTAAAATATCCTAAATCTGGATTTAACCCAGGATATCGCGGACCAACCGAGGAAGGTTTAGAAAAAGTAGATCTAGAAAGTTATTTAAGAAATCAATATATGGCGCTTCAACGTAATTCTCAAGCTCAATATGTCCCAAACATAAATAGTGATTTATATAACCATCCTATGAATTATGAAAAGCAATATTCATCCTTTAGTTCATCACATACTCGTCTTTGTAAAACATTAGACCCCAATATATTTCATAATTCAACTCGTTATTATTTGAAAAAGGAATAACCTTTTGTATTGTATGTATCATGATTATTTTTCACGTAAACATAAACCTATGAAAAAAGAATACAATTTTATAGAACACAGAGACATTATTCTAGATATAGTTCAAAATATGATGAAAGAAGATGCTGAACATCTATACCCATATTATTCTTTTTATAAAGAAATCTTTACAGAGTTTACAGGTCAACTTCTTTCTATAGAAGGTCAACTTCACGAAAAAGAACATGTACCAATAGATGTATCATGTGAGTTTATTCAAGAATACAAAAAGATAATGGTAAGTAAAGAAAAAACTATTTTGGACTTATTAAAAAATAAAAATATAATATATGAAAAAGAGGACGTTTAAATTGTTGAAATGTCATCCAAAATATAAAAAATATGATTTATGTTTGAATGAAGATATAGTAATGAATATGAGAGACAAATGGAATCAAAAAAATCCTCATAAAACAATCAAAACCCAAAAAAAAAAAAAAATTATAAATACACTTCGTCATTATTTATCCGTTTGTAGTCATCAAAAATGTTTGATAGACAATACACTTGATATGAAAATGAATTTATTTGCGCCAATTAGTCCTCCGTCGTGGAATAGTAATAAATCTGAATGGTTAAGTAATGTAGATATAGCTAATGTGATGAAACAATATGAGGAAACCTATCCTCAGTTTAGATTTTTAGGCCCAACACCGATTGACTTTGATGAAAAATATGGTTCCAGATGTATATGGCCTGATATTTGTCATTTAAGTATAAAAGAACAAATGAGACAACAAAAAAAAAATATAGGAATAATTTTTAATTTAGATACACACGATAAAAGTGGTTCTCATTGGGTATGTATGTTTATTAATTTAGATCATAAATACATATTATATTTAGACTCTAATGGGTTACAAATGCCAAATCAAATTTATAAATTAACCCAACGTATTGTTAGAGAATGTCAAGAATTGAATATAGATATGAAAGTATATACAAATAAAATGAGGCATCAATATGAAGATGGAGAATGTGGTATGTATTGTTTATATACAATTGTACAATTACTAGAACAAAAACATAAAGTAAACTATTTTTTGACTCATCGAATCAGTGATCATAAAATGAATATGTATCGAAATATATTTTATAATAAAATGATATAATGGTATAAACTATGACCTATTATAATGGAATATAAAGCACAAGTATGGAATGAATGTTTAAAGCAAAATGTATTTGATCAATGCAGAGAAGATGAACTTCCAAGAATACAAGAACTTTTTGAAAAAACAATAGAAGAAACGAAAGATATCAATGAGATTATTTCTATTTTACGAGTAAAAATAAAGGAAGTAGCTTATAAAGACTTAATACCAAGCGAAAAAAGACCTATTATAGATTTTAGTGATAATGTAGAAGAAGAACCTTTAAAAGACATAGATAAGCTTATTGCTGAAAAACAAAAAGAACGACAAAATGAAGAACCTATGGCAACTATAAAAAAAGAACCCGTTATGTATTCAAATGACGGACCTGTCATCTCTACTCCTCAAACGAATCCACCTCCTCAAACGAATCAATCTACTCCTCAAATGAATCAACCTATTATGTCGTCTGAATTATTGGAACTCAAACAAATGGTGTATCAACAAAATTTAATATTAGAAAAAATATTGGAATCTCAAATTAGAATATTAAAACAAAAAAAATAATGTATATTTATAATATGAAAAATAAGATAAAAACATTATTAATTATAGTATTTATATGTTTCTTAGTATTACCATTGATTGAATATTTTACAAAAGAAGGATTTACTGAAACGTCGCCGTTTGGTCAATGGGAATTAGTTTTAAGACAAAGTTATAATGACCAATATAACGAAAGTCCATTTAAAGGAAATACTAGTATAAATATAAATGCTTTATATGATTCTAATGGAAAAATAAATGAACCCAATTATTATAATAGTAGTTTGTACTCTAACTATGACTTCAGTTCAAAACGTATTTTGAAGATAAATTATTATGATACTTATGAATCTACTACTCCATTAGGTACGATTACATGGTCTCAAGACAATGAAAATACGCCAACTAATGTGGTTGCCTCCAATAGTTCAGATGACGGTTTTTCTGGAATAGTTCTTTCTTCGGATGAAAATTCTTTTTTTCATGGTGTAGGAAATGAAGACAAATATATTTTAGGAGCTTCGCAATCTTATTTAGACACTATAACCGATATATCTTATATTCCAGGGTTTACAACTCAAGGGGTTGAAAAAGTAGAATTATTTTTATGGAATCCAAGACCCAATAATAAAAATACATTCAATGGTAATTATAAAGACATAGTGATTTCAAAAGTAGATATGAACGATACCGATAACAATGGATTTTGGAATAAAAGCGAAGATATTAGTGGATTGCTTGACGAAACCACAAATCGGTATTCTTATTGTTTTGGTAAATTAAAATGTCACGATAATACCTATACACCTATTGAAAATTCAAATGGTCACTTTAAACCTTATTGCGATTCTGATTCTAGTTTGAACCCAGTATATTGTGAAGGGTCCGCATTATATAACACCAATAATTCGTCTTTAAATTCGGTATCCATTGGAAACTTATCTTATGATATGATGGGTAAATACGCAAGCGGCATATCAGGCGAAGAGTATTTTAATCTTTTTAGAGGACTCACAACTCCTTACAAGACTGATTATATTGACCCAGAAATAAGTGGAAATAATGTCATCGCATATGATGAGAGTACTTCATCGTTCGTAAAAACTAATATATGTAATTATTTAGACAATTCAAATTTAATCAATGGAACCAATATTAGTAAAGAATGTGAAGAAACTAGATATAGTGGAATAATTGACGAGGCTTCTGAAATAAGTGAAGATGTTAGTGGAGTAGGAAATAAATGTATAGCGAATTATGGAGACACTATAAATTCAAAATACAAAAATTATGTTTGCAATGAAAATGAGCGATGTGTTGGGTATGAGTGTGGAGTTCAATTTGGTAAATGTAGCCCAGCATTATTATAAATGATTAATATAATGAAAAAAACTATTTTTTTATTATGTATTTTTTTATTAGTACTATACGTATGGTCTATAAAAGAACACTTTGAATTGTTGCCTTTAGAAAATGAAAGTCCGAATAATTCTTCTTTACCAGTAAAGTTACCTAAAGATATAGATCGTGTAAAATGTAAAGAATCGGATTCTCATCAGTATTGCTACAATGGAAAAATTAGACAAAAAGATATATTTGGAAATTACATAGAATCTGAAACATATGAATCATATCCACATGGTAATACATATGACCTTATAGATACACAAAAGGTATATTTAAACGATTTCACTGAAAATGAATTATTGAAAGGGTCTAGTAAAACACGAGATGTATATTTTGAACCTTATACTATATGTAATAAAAATTACCCATGGCACTTAAAATTACCGATTGAAAAAACAAAGAGGTCTGTTTGTACATCTACAAAAGACAAAGAACAATATAACAAATGTATTGAAAATGAGACTCCTTGTAAAGATAAAGATATAGACTTACAACCTACTGAAATATACAATGAATATAATTGTTCAGACCATTCAAAAGTGGTAAAATCATTAGAAGGTACAAATGCTAGGATTTCTACTCCAGGTAGTTCTTATAATGGAAATTTTAATATAATCGTCATAAGAAGTCCTACCAAAAATGACTGGATAAATTTACGCGAAATGCAATTATGGATAAACAACGAAAATGTTTTACCTAAACATATTTCAACATCTATGCAAAGTGGAAGTCTTACTAATATACATACCGAATTTATAGATTGGTCTAGTAAAAGACTATTACCATCTTATAGAAATGGCTCCATATGGAAGGCTAGTAATATAGCAAACCGAGATATTCCAAACAACCTCAATGTTCATTCAGGAAATACTTCATCGTCATTATATATACCCTTATCTAATGTATTCAATCTACAAATGATACAAAGTTTGGTCTTATACAATAGAGTTGATTGTTGTACCGATCGTATAAATGGCTTTCAAATAGAGTTTTATTTTGTAGATTTAAAGTCTCCCATATTTACAATAGGAGTGAATACTACACAAGCCATATATCGGTGGGATTTTCCATCTATAAATACATATAGTCTTGGATTCTCAAACGAAGATAGCGTAAATCAGATACATAGTACTAATCCTATTCCAATAAATAACCCTTATTCCGGTAAGCCCCAAGTAGTATCGAAGTCTATCGAAATTGGTACCTATCACGATACTTGGAGACGAGGTCTAAATGTATATAAAGGACGGACAAACTCAAGTGGTCAGTCTTATAATATAGAAACGTGTGCAAAAGAATGTAATAACTATAATTATTTTGCTTTACAAGATGGTTCGCGTGGTAATCCACAATGTTTTTGTGGAAATTCTTTAGAAAACGCGACACAATATGGACCAAAAGTATGCGACAAAAATAGTGGAGGTCCTTGGTGCAATTCTATATATAAAAACGTATGTTCTTTTATTAGTGATACGACCATAGAAACATCTACACTTTGTACAATTCACAATGGTCAAATGATTTATGATGAGAATAAAGTAAGTGACCTATGTAAAGAAAAAAGTTGTTTAACCGAACAATATTTAGATATATCACAATGTTATTCGAATGAGTCCGAAGCAAGTTATCAACACGATAATTATTATTATAATGTAAACAATAAAACCAATTATCCATTTGAAGTGGAACCCAAAAATCCAAATGATTATATTATAACCAACAATCATTTGGTAAATAAAGTAAAAATAAAAAGTCCTAAAATAGATTATTCGGTATCTTTATGTAGTCCAGAAAAACCATTATACGCAAATAATAGTTGCCACACATTAGAAGACAATGTGGTAGATATCTCGTGTAATAAAGACTATCCTTATGTTTGGAATGGTTTGTGTGTAAATTATGATACTTATATGAAAAATATGAATTCTAGTTGTACTAAAGAAAAACCTTATAAATATAATAACAACTGTTATGATACGATTGAATACGCTGAATCTACCGAATTTATATTAGATTATTCACAAAACGATGTATGCTTTTTAAAGGACAACCCAATAGGTATATCGTGTGAAGATTTATATGGTGTGAGTGATTTAGATACAAATATGTTATATAATCCTATTACCAATAATTATATTGGTCAACTAAACCATGGAGATTATAAAACAAACGATTGTTCAGGAATGCTTACACAATGTATGAATAAATTTCCATATGAAAAAAATGACCAAGGTGAATATGTAATGCCTATGACCAATGACTATACGATACAAAAAGACAACATACCAGAGTATCCGACACCACTACCCTACAAAGAGCCACCTATATCAAAATATATCAAACCATATAATAGCAATCTACAATCTAATCTATGGATACAATGTAAACATGATTATAGTAAAATTCCACAAGAAAATATGTGTCCAAAAGAATTGCCCATTTGCGAGGGTTCGGTAAAAGATACCCAATTAGGAGTATGCAAAGATAGTTTAGACTCTACCACCGATACATTAACTTCGTATAATGTAAACCAATTGAGTTGTAAACATGATTACGGAACTATACCCAAACCAGATATGTGTCCATACAATTTACCCTATTGTGAAGATAGTGTATGTAAAGAAAGTAGTTTATTTTATAATCGTTAATTCTTGTTCATTTTGTAGGGTTTACCATTATAAATCATTTGTTTATTGATTACATTATAACTAATCAGTTTTTTATCTTTTTGTATATAAGCTTCCTGAGGTTTTGTCTCGTTGTACAAAATTGGAATTTTTTTACCGTCTACCTCGATAAAATAATTCATAAACTCTTTATTTCGTTTTTGTTTTTGTTGCGGTTCCTTTTTGTAATCCAATTCATAGACTCTATTTCGTTTTTCTTTGTTTGGAAATTTAAAACATTTATTGGGAGATACACAATCAATCGCACTTTCTTTTAAAGTATTCAAAAAAGATTCTGACAACATATGTTTTTCATTCATAATTTTATACAGAAATTCGTCGGTAGATATCATTTTATTATCATCTTTTAACTCGCTTATGTATATATGTACTTGGACGTCTTGTTCTTCTTTTGGTAATCGACTATGACTACAAATTCTCCTTGCCCTACCAATCACTTGTTCTATTCGAACATAATGCCAATAAGGTTCGGTAATATGAACCATTCGAGTATTTTGTAAATCAATCCCTTCGGCACCAGATGCTGTAATCATCAATAAATTAATTATGTCTCCACGTATATTATCTAATTCATCTAAATTATACAATGTTTTCAAATCATCAATCATATAAGAAGGCAATTTATTAAAATCACTATTGTAAATGTTACGAATATATTCTTTGACTTCTTTTTCTTCTGTCCCTGTATATAAAGTAAATACATGTAGTTTATTGTAGGTATAACCTGGAAGTCCGTGAAGTTCAATTTTAAACCGATTACCTACCTTTTTTATTTCTAATTGTTTGAAACCTTGATATTTCAACATCAAAGACATCATTTCTATACCTTCAATTCGTCGGAAACCACTATAAAGTAGTTGACATTTATTCAAATTATTCAAAATATTATCTAGTATTTTATGAAATTTTGGACTATATTTTTGTAATCCACCTTCTACATCGGTTTGTTCAAAAATAGCTACTTTATTGAGTTCATTATAAAAATAATTTTGACGATTCGCCACAATCTGTGAAATGAACCGTTTTATATTAGTATCGTAAGTGGTATCTTCTACAATAAGGTCTCCGTCTTCTTCGATTCCGTGTGCGTCTTGAATACGTTCTTCCTTATTTGCATAATCGAAATCTTTTTCAGTTTTTATACTCATAGTAGGGAAAGGTCGTGGTATTTTTTCATCAAATACAAAATTACATGCTGCGCGAGTAAATACTTTATAACTACCTTCGCTTTTTGCGTCGCTTTTTTTAGTAGACTCCTTTTGTTTGTAAATATCATATTGTTTTTTCTGATGCGAACTCATAGGTATATTTTCTACCACAATATCCAATAATCGAGGCATAAGAGATGTTTTGTCTCCCAAATAAGAAATTAATCCGGCAATACGGGTTTGAAAAAATTCTTTGTTATGGATAAGTTTGATAGATCCTTCATGTTTTACAAATAAATTATTAAAATCTTTTTCGGTTTCAGGCATTTTTTTATACTTGTTAGTAGATAGTTCACCTGTCACATTATTCAGTAACGTTTTTATTTTTGTTTCAAACGCTTTATCGCTATTAGCTTCTCTGTAAGAAGCCGATTGTTCGTATTCGATTTCACCACTTGGTGTAGTTATAAATCCATATGGATTTCTACTGATATGAATCGCATTTAATTTATAGTCTACTACATTATATTTTTCTATAGGTTCCAATTGTTTTCTTAATTGATCCTTGTCATATTTTCCATTGAGCTTGAATTCGTATTGCGTCGTATATCCTGATATTAAATTAATCATAACGCCTAATTCGGCCGGAGAATTTATATAAGGCGTACCTGACAACAAGACAATTTTACAATTTTGAGCGTCCATTAAATGTTCATACATATCTCTAGACACGGATGGTTTGTCCACCGATAATTTGTTGTATATTTTTCCAATAAAGTTATGCGCTTCGTCTATAATCACTACACTATTATGAAATGGATTTTTATTTTGTTTGATGGTTTCCCATTTTTTCTTATTGACTCCATTATAATTGATGAAACGATATTTTACACTTATCAATAAACGAATGAGTTGATTTACTTGTGATTTATCTTCTTGTCTCAAATCACTATAAGAAGTACCACCTTCATGTATTAACCAAACACATTTGTGTTGTTCAATGTATTTAACTAATTCTTCTTTATCTTTGTCTAAATGTAAATAGTCTTTAAACAACTGAATTACGCTATCATAATTTTCATTCACAACCAATTTTGTCCATTTATTTTTTGTTTTGAAAATTTTATCACCACAAAATTGTAACTGGGTGCGATAGTTCTGCTGCAATGAGGCCGGTGTCATAATATATATTTTTTTATCGTTTTTCATACCTTCTAAAATAGAAATGGAACTACATGTTTTACCTGAACCTAAACCATGATACAATAATAATCCTCTATAAGGGGTATAACTATTTAAATATGTTTGAACTATTTTTTGATGTCTCAACATAACAAATTCAGACGATGATTTGTCGCAACTTCCATTATCTTGTTCCGTTTCTTTATATAAATCATCTAATAATTCATGTATTGTATCATAAAATCCATATTGGTCGTTCAAGTAAAACTTTTTCATATTTATTTGTATGGTGTTTGGAGTATATAACGGAAAATCTTTTAATAATTCATTATCTACGTCTGTAAATGGAACTAAGTGCGTTTTGGTTTCAGGTTTAGGTTTAGACTTTTCGGGTACCTTCTTTTCCTTGATTTGTTCAGATTCCAATACGATTTGTTGGTCTATTTTCTCTGGGAGTTCGGCATAAAATGAATTTTTTTCATCTAAATGAATATTCAACTGATTATTCAAAACACGAATAAATGTGTTCAACTTAACCATATCTTTTTGTTTATAAAACAATTGATTTGTAATTTGTTTTAGTGAAGAATCCGATGCTCCCTGATATTGAATGATTTCGTCGTTGGTCAAATCGCTATATATTTCTGCGTCCGACAATGGACTTAATACATCAAAATGAGTTCCTACTGTATAACCTGTATTGTATAAAAATATGTTATTGGTACATTGGTCTAAACTGATACCCTTATCTATATTAGAGACAACCGTAAACCGAAACTTTGGTAAAGGTTCAAAAACACCAATACATACATCATTCGCTTCACCAAATAAAGTAATGTCAGTGTCTACTAACCATTCTTTGTCTTGTTGGATTGTTGTTACTCTTTCTTCATAACGTTTTATTGTGTTTTGGTTAGTTAATAATTTTTTTTGTTCGGCATATATTTGAGACATATGTGTTCTAAACATTTTTTTAGCAGTTTCATCATAATATAGTTCACCCTTTACATTATAAAGGTCTTCAAAATCATCATAAGTATTCAAAGAACTATGATATTTCAAATTATATATAATAGCATATACTCCACAATTACCATCTCCAACGATTTTGATATGTTCAAAATAATCGTTTAAGTTATCTGCATTTATTTTTGGATTTATGTATTTCATATTTAATATATATTACTATTTTTAATTAGTTCATTTACACAATTAATCACGTGTTTTTTTTCCGTATTATAATGTCTAATTTTGGATAAACATTCTTCATAATTACACCATTTCATATTACCAATTTCACTTTTTTGGTATTTAGCATTATATAATGTATCTTTATAATTCATATATCCAATATAATATTTGTGTTTATAGGATTTTAAATTAGAACCGGTAAATACTTCTTCAAAAGGAACTATGTTATGGATAAAAGATAAATTAAAAATAGGATAGCCAGTTTCTTCACGAAATTCTCTTAAAGCACAATCTATATCCTTTTCTCTGTAGTTTCTACGACCCTTTGGAAATCCCCATTCTGGCAAAGACCAATATGGATTTTCTAACAAATGACGTTTATGTTTCAATACAAATAACATTTTTTCTTTGTGTTTTATATCGTAAGGTTCATTTTTTTTATTCCATAATTTATCCCATAATTCGTCATAAGATAAATTCAATATTTGGGATATTTCATAGTCGGTCATTTCTTGGATTATATTTTTTAAATGAAAATCGTTATATTCGTTGTATTTTCCTCTTAAAAAATCCACATATCCTAAGGTATCTTTTCGCTGTATCATCAAATATTCTACTACATCATTATTGTAACGATAACATATGATACCTAAACTTGTAATAGGGCGTTTACAATTATAAAATAAATGTCCATAATTTTCACAATTATTACATAGGGGTTTACCTATCATAAATCTATTTATATTATATATTTATATGATTCGCATAAATATAGATATAGTATTTCAATACATCTATTTTATTACTCGTTCCTATGTTCCTAGTATTGCTCATAAGAAAAAAATCAAACAATTGTTTGAATCATTGCCCTTTTTTTTACCCAAACACCAGTCCTTATTCTTTCAAATAATAAAGGAAAATTCTATTATAAATTATTATGATACAAATTCACAAATGGTAAACTATGGATATATGATTTATAAATTATATCATATAAAACAACAAATGAGTTATTTAGATCAAGAAGATTACGTCAAACATTACGATGATATATTATTTGTCTCTCAAGAAGAAAAAACTCTGGACATGAAAAAGAAATGGACTGTGGTTTTGTTTATAATCATTGTATTAATTTGTATTTACTTTATATATGCAACTTAAATTATGGATAATTATAGTTACTGGACTTTTGATTTATGATACTTATCACGAACATTACTATTTTCATTTATTCAAAACTTACAAAAAATATTATAAAATGTTCGGAATAGCCTTATTTGGTTTAGGGTTATATATCATGTCTTCAAATGGAAAACATATGGGATCTGTTTCTATTTTCAATAACTTTATCAAAGTATTACCAATTGACAAAGAGTCTAAACAACTTATCACTCCATTCTTACCAAAACAAAGTGCCATAGAAAAAATAGAAACGTCTGGAGGAACCAAATCGAAACGAAGTGTAAGTGAAACAAAAAAAAAATACGTGGCCTCTATGCAAAACTGGAAATGCGGCGAATGTCAAAAACAATTACCTGCTTGGTTTGAAGTAGACCATACAATAAGACTTGAACATGGTGGAACAAATGAAATCAGTAATTTAGTGGCATTATGTAGAGATTGTCACGGTAAAAAAACTGCTATGGAAAATATGTTATAATATATATAATGATAGAGTTGAATCAAAATAAAAAGATGATACTTACATCCATATTTGTATTATTGGGTTACGCCTTTTTTATTTTAAATCCTTACCAAATTTTAGATTATATATATTTACCCTTTATCCTATTATTTACTATGTCAGCTGTATTTTTATTTATCTCTATTGGTCATATAATAAATCCAATGGAGTTTTCCTATAAAGTATTACAATATATATCTATATTTTTAGGTTTTGCTATATTATATTTTATCTTAAAGTATATATTGTTGTATACAATAAATATATCATTTGGGGCAGTATTTTTATTTTATCTCGTTGTTATGGCTATAGTATATAATATATTTTTCGGTAATACCACTATTGATTTTGGTAAGGGGGATGATTTATTTCAAGTCATTAAATATTTCATTTTTTATATACCATGTATTTTGATTTTAGTGGTCAATTATTTTATAGATGATGCCAAACAAACGAATAAAACCACATATGTGTTGGGATTCATGTTGATGCTATTGATTATACTTTTTTTTATAATACCAATGATAAATCAATATTTATATATTCACGATGGGTTATTACTGATACATACCAAAGAATCTTTGAATAAAAGCATTTTAACTCTTACGCTCAAAGAATTAAAAGAAAACATAAACAATGGACCATTGTATAAAGAAGAATTTCGTTCGTTAAGTGAAGTCAATCTACCCAAGTGGAATGTGACTTCTTTACCAGAAGAACCTAATAGCGACGCTATTCAAGATTTAATCACTCGATATAAAGATGAACATGAAAAATTGAAACAATTGTTGTCTCAATATACTAACCCAATACTACATACATATCATTATGGTATTTCTTTTGGACTATACTTAAATTCCAATATATTATCGGATAAGCATAGAGACAAGGCGTTATTATTGACCTTAGGGTCAAGACCATCTTTATATTACGATTACAATACTCGTGAATTAGTTATAGAAATAAAGGATAAAGTAAGTAATAAAACATTTCAACAAACGCGTATTTATAATACCAGTAAAATTTTATTTCAAAGATGGAACCATATTGTTATGAATTATGTCAATGGTCAGTTTGATTTATTTGTAAATAATGAAATTGTTTCTACCCAATCGAATGTGTCTCCATATATAAATGATACCGATGTTTTACAAGTAGGTTCGGGTGAAAATACTGACCTAGGCGCCATATCTCATTTGCGATATTATGACCAACCATTGTCTTTGTATAAAATAAAAGAAATTTATAATAAAATAAATAATTAATATAATGTTATTGTTTAGTTTTTGGAATATTCTTTCTTCTATATTATTTGTAATCATTGCTTATGTAATATTTACTAACCAAATGCAAAATACAACTAAAATCATTATGATTATCTTATTGTTTCTATTAGGAATATTCATTTTTATGAATATGAATTTATTTCAAAATTATAATGGAATGGTAAACAATGTCACGGATGCAACTCAAACCATACGTGTTCCACGAGACACCATAAATAAGAGCAACGGACAATATTCAATTTCTATGTGGATTTATGTAAACGATTGGAATTATAAGTTCGGAAAAAAGAAAACCATTTTAAAACGCGAAAATGCTGAAAAAAAACAAAATCCGCATGTTTATTTAGACCCTTACAAAAATGATATGGTTGTTGATTTTTATATAAACGATAGTTCAGACAATGATCTATCAAACAATTATGATCTAGCAAAATTATGGTGTAGTGAAAATACACAAGACATTTCAGATGAATTATTAGAATGTAATTTCAATCCTGAAACTGGTGAATATATGGCATCTACTTCAGGAGTTCGCTGTGTAGATGAAGTGTATGAATGTTTAGATGGAACCTTAGTGGATATCGAAAACAATAGTTGCGATTCAATCAACAACGAACATAGTTCTACTTTAAAAAATATACCTTTGCAAAAATGGTTCAATGTAATTTATGGATTTGGAGACAATCATGTAGATACTTATATGAATGGTAAATTAGTACAAACCAAAACATTTAATGGGGTTCAATTTATGAGCGAATTTGACCATAATGATTTCTTTATTTGTTCTGATGGTGGATATTCTGGGTCTATATCGAAAACATCTTATTATAATTATTTGGTGTCACCTTACAAAGCCTACAAAATTTATAAAGAAGGATTTAATCCAGTTGTCGTAGGGTCTTTGTTTAGTAAATACAACGCTTCGGTTACATTTTATGAAGATAATAATGAACGAGCAAAATATTATATTGTATGAATATAAATGTCAAATTCAAACAAGAATAAATCTATGAACAACAATAATAAGGAATCCAAAAATTCGAATACTCCTCGACAAGAAAAGGAAGTTCAACCCAAGGAAGTTCAACCCAAGGAAGTTCAACCCAAGGAAGTTCAACCCAAAGAAGTCAAATCAGAAAATGTTTCAATTGATCATTCATTTTTTCAAGTAAATACCACTATAAGTAAGTTTGTATTTATATTATTGATATTGATCGTATTTGTAGTATTGTTTCATTTAGGATTATATGCTTTACAATATATATATGGTTCTACTCGTAGTCCATATTTGGTAAATGGAATGGTCGAAAGTAACCAAGAGATGATAATATCCAGTAATCCAAATATAAGCAATTCTGTTCCTATTATGCGTTCAGTAAATGAACTTACCGGTATAGAATATACTTGGTCTTTGTGGTTTTATATTGAAGACCCTTTTTTGAATAGCGGTAATCCATACAAACGTCTATTTTCAAAAGGGACGTATAGTTTATATGATTCGTTAGAACATTATAATGTAACTTTTTTAAATAATTCGCCAGGTTTATATTATGACGAAGAAAACAATCATTTATTGCTTGTCATAAATACGTATTCCGAAAATGAAACTATATACGAGACCATTGAAATAGATGATATACCTATTGAAAAATGGGTACAAACTATGATTACTTTAAAAGATAAAAAAGTGAATGTATATATAAATGGAATTATGACCAAAGAGCATATTTTGTTGAATGTTCCAAAACAAAATTATTACGATACGACCATTGGAGACAAAAAGGGATTTGGTGGATACATTTCTAATTTAAGATATTATGATTATGCTGTATCGGAAGAAACAATACAAAATATTATGGCGTCTGGACCAAATTTAACCCAGATTACGAATAAAAAGGTGTATGATACTCCTCCATGGCTATCTATGAATTGGTACTATAACTAATCTATACATACATATATGTATTATTTCAGTTATGGTGCTAATTTATCTGAAAAAGAATTGGGTAAATATACTTCTTATACATTTATAACGAATGAAATATTAAAAGATTACGCGATGGTCTTTAGAAAAATATTAGATCATCCAAGAAGATCAGGTGTAGCCACGATTGAACCTTGTAAAGGAAAAGTTGTTCATGGAAAAATTTATCATATAAAAGATACTACATTATTAGACAAAAAAGAAGGATTCTATGAAAGTCCAAAAATATATAACAAACATTTTATTCCTATAGGAAAATATAAATGTATGGTATATGTATTGAATCCTTCTAAATGCGGTTCTCTAAGAAAACCTCGTAAAACATATAAAAAGATGATTCAAAAAAATAAATCTAGAAAAACTATCAAAGGTGGTTCTTTGATGAATATATTAACAAATGGTTCTAATTTAAATGTTAGAGAAACAATTGCTAATTCTCAGGGACTACCTATAGAAATAAGTGATTATGACCCCGAATTTTTAACTCAGGATACAGGAGATGTAGAAATAAGCGATTATGATCCTGAATTTTTAAGTCAGCATACAGGAGATGTAGAAATTAAGAATGAAATAAATGATGAAATGTATAGTCAAAGTTTGAATATAGATTCACAAATGAATGAATTTGTAGATAACTCTATAAAAAACTCTACACCTTTTTATAATTCATCCTCATTGCATAATATAGTAACAAATATACAGGCCATACAATATAAAATTTGCAATATAGAAAAAGATTATGAAAAATTATTAGAGGAAAAAATGAAAGAAGCAAAAGAAAAGGAAGAAGCTGGACAATTGACTCGAACAGAGACGATGCAAAATTGGTTGGTAAAATTCAGAGAAATATTTATATGGCAATTATACAATGAATCGGATATAGTTTATGCGTATCGTTTATTGAACGAATTCGCAAAATCATCAAAAGAAACACCCACTAAGGAAATTATTATAGCAAATAAAGTGATAGATATGTATAAATACAAAATAATATGTGCTTATTTTACAAAAGCAAATATTTTTCAAGCTATACTTCAAATTAGTCCTCCAATTATTAATCAAAAATATCAATATTTAGAAAATACTCTTCAGTTGTTGTCTTGTGGCGTAACCAACATAAATTATCAACTAAAAAAACAATGGTCGTCTTACTTGGGAGGTGTACCTATAAGTAATTCAACATATGTTTTAAGTGGTGGCAATATTTTTTTTGTATTTGCTGGAGTGTTATGTTACTTATATGAAAATTTAAATACAAATAAAATGTTGAATATTATAAAAACAGATTTAGAAAAGAAACATTTATTGGCCCCAATACAAACATATACGCGTCAATTGTTTAGTGACACTGAGTTTGGAGAAAGTATGAAAGAAATTTTATCCAACCAAAGTGATTTGGATTTTTTATTTTTTTCGGATAATGATGAAATAGATGAAAGTCGTGTAAATGTTTTATCCACCGCTATTTTAAGATCTTTACTAAGCAATAATTCTATGGTTGGTGGTGTAAATGAAAGTAGAAAAAAACCAAAACATACAAAGAAAAAGAAAAAAGGTAAAGGTAGAACAATTTTAGTAAAAGAACCTTTCCACAGTCCCTTAAAATTATTTCCATTTCTAGGAACATATAATGATAGTTGGGGATCTGGTCGAATGTATAATTTATCCAATATAACACCTGTCCATATAAAACAAATAAATATAAATGGAAAAATGTCACAATATACCGGATATAGACAAACGTCTTCTTACATAAAAGATATTGGAATATTTTTGAATCGAATAAAACAAGGATATTTAATCTTTGATGATATTAATTCTTCTGGCGAATGTATATCGGAACAAAAAGAATATAAGACTAAATATGGAGAATGTATTGATTTATCAATTGGTATAATTAATCATGATGAAAAACATCCCGGAACACAAAAAAATATATTATATGAAGCTAAACGAGAACACTATAAAAACAAAACCTATTATACTATTGAGAATTTATCAGAAGAATTACGCTATATTTCAGCCCAAAGTACCGACGATAAAAGTGAAAAACGCGAAAAGCGTTTAATGTTTTTAAACAAATTATCTGAAAAAAATCTAACATTATTCAATAATGTATTGCAAACAATTTTTAAGCACATACATAATGGAGTATAAACTATTTGAAAAATGACGTGATCATTTGATTGTTATTTTTCTTATTGTTACAAATAGTCAAATATTTACTAAATAATATTTTTTCTACTTCTTTGTCTTTTAACGATTGTATTTTTTTTTGTTTTTTATCATTGTCTTCGATATTTTCTTCGATTGTTTTTATTTCTTGTATAAAAGAACGTTTACGACGATTGAATTTAGTCATATCATATAGCACCAAACTATATATTTGAATAATAGGTTTCATAATTTGATTGGATATGTAAAACCCATAATCTATTTTTAATTGTTCGTCTTGAATAAATTGTGGTGTTTCAATGCGTTCTCCTTGTAGTTTTTTTCCAGTGGTTTGTATGTAGACAAATGGAATTCGATCGCCAGGTGCTGGTTTATTTCCAGGGTCTCGAATACCAATACGATTCGCTAATACACAATGGGCAATTTGATTTGGATTTTTATAAAAGGACCTCAATGATTTTGTAATGACCAATTTATCCATAATGACATTTTTGTCTATAATGCTTTGTAACATAGTATCCAAAAAATCAATCGATTTATCGATATTTTTATCTTTCATCAAAATATCAATAATTCCACCATAAACGTCTTTCACAATAGGTGCGTTATCACGACGTTTTAAAACAATACCCATAGATTTACGCTTTCCTTTTTCAGGGTCTTCTTCATACAACATACCCACATATCTTTTTTTAGACAACAGACAAAATGGCATAAATGTTTTTTCGTATTCTAAATCATGTGGATTTTTTAGAAAGGATGTACATAAATGACCAGCTTCTTTTGCTAATTCAATCGTCATTTCTAATGCTTGTTTATCCTTTATCTTTACACCATTCAAATCTTCAAAATGAAACGTAAAGAATACTGAATCCGTATCTCCATAAATATATTCGGCACGTGTTTTCATTTTACCATATTTAGTATCTACTTCACTATTTCCATATACACCCTCAATGACTTCTTTGGCATAAATAAGTAACTTACGACCAATGGCGGTGGTAGATGCGGCAACATCTATTTCGTAAAAGGTGCTTGTTTTTGCACCAGTTTGTCCATACAAACTATTTGCCGTAATTTTGATACTTAATTGACGCTTGTCTAAAATATTTTGTTTAAAAGGGTCATGTTCATTTTTCATTTGTTTCTTAGTTGATTTACGTGCTGCTAAAAGTTCATCTAAAATAGAGGGCATAATCGCTTTTTCATCATTTGGAAACTGAGCATAACGGCAAATTTTATATCCAGTCAATACTTTTGTTGCCGCAGCACTTTGTGTTTTTCGAACATAGGCAAATGTATCATAGGTTATATCTACGTATTCATAATCGGGTAAATTATCATAAATAAAGTTTCCTTGTTCGTCTTTCGTGCCATAAATACATTCTTTACCACTTGAATTTAACTTTATAGTATGGTCTAAATTAAATTCTTTTGTCCATACCTTGCTATCATGTGAAATATTTTCACTAATAATAGATGATGGATAAAGAGAACTATAATCAACACATGCAACAGGGACATCTAAATATAGACCACATTTAGGTTCTAATACAATGGCTCCTTCATAAGCATCTTGTGCGTTTCCTTTTGAAATAAGAGGCATCAATGTATCCTTTTCTCTACATTTTTTAGCAATATAACTGGTTAGTTTAATGCCTTGTCCGCGTAAAACTAGAAATGTAATTGGAACACTACATAATTTACTCATTTCAGTGAATGTAGTCATTACATCTATTTTTTGAAATATTTGATGTACTAAATTACAATCTTGAATACAATATTTGGCAATTAACCCGCGCTCTTCTTTACCTTTTCGGGTCATTTCAAAAATATCTTTAGGAGAAACATCGTCTTTCGATAATCCCCATGTAAATGAATCCTTTATATCTAATACATCATCAATAACAAACCCTTCCACATTCATTTCTATAATCTTAAACTTTTTTCCATCCAAATACAATTCGCTGGAATGATTTTGGATCTCAAAATGAACGTAGCTATATAGTTCTAAACCTTTCATATTTTTAGTATAAATCATACACGTATCATTTGAATTATTTTCATAACGAGTTACTTTATCACTCATCAAATATGATGATACATAATCCAATTTATACGAAGGTAAATTATATTCTTTACGCATATGAGTATACAAATCAATTTGAAGTCGTCCACTCATCGGTAATAATTTTAGTTCAAATGGACCAGATGCTAATACAATACTGGTTTCTATTAATTCTTGTCTTTGTTCTTTGTGTCTACCAAAAATCATAAATTCAACCATACAATTGGTTTGATTCGCGCGTTCAAACATAAATGGATAATCAAACCCAAAAATATTATATCCAATGATGATATCAGGGTCTTCTTTTTGTATTAATTTGCTCCAAGCACATAAAACATCTTTTTCATGATCATAACACTCAATGATTTGATGGTCTACAATAGTGCTGGTATCATTCAAGCAAATACAATGATTTAAATAGGGTTTTTCTTGACCATAATTTACAAAGGTAGACCCAATGAAAGTAACTTGGTCGCCAGATAATTCGGGAAATATACTATCTAATAAGGTAATCATATGCGCAATTTTGTTTGGATTATCCAATTTATCGTCCATCAGCATAGTTAATATATCGGCTTGTTTTACTTTTCTTACTTGAATATTTTCTTCGTCATCGTTACAAAAATATTTTTTTAATTTATATTCCGTTTCTTTGGTAGTGGATATTTTTTTTTTGTATAATTTTTCCATATGAATTTTGAATTGAGAACAAGTATATTTCTCTTTAGGATAACATTTATCTATATGTAAAGTATCTTTGAAACCAAATACATTTTCAAGTAATGCTTCTAATAAATATGCATAATCGTCTTTAGGTACATCTTCTAAGAAATAAACCATATCATACGCTACCTTTTTGTAATCTTTAGAGGCTTCGGGAAAGTCGCCGTGACTACTACTTGCCTCAATATCAAAACTACAAATTTTATAGGGCACTATATCATCTTTATCTAGAGATATAATATCTTTGTAATGACACCCAATATCCATATCCATATGGGTTCGTTTTGTTGTATATTTTTTATATGTATTGATTTCTATCCATCCAGATGGACTTATCTTTTGAATATGAAAGAAACGTAACAAAGGAGGAATCATACATTCGTATATTTTTGTACGAAAATTCTGATATAAATATCCTTCATTTATTTGCTGGGTTTCTTTGTCGTAATACAATGATTTTAATTTGTAAATAAACGACATATTTTTACACGAAATATATACAAAATTATAATATTTATTTGCATCAAATCCATAAAGAGTTTTTTTCTTTACCCATTCATAGGAAACAATATTTTCCGATGATGATCTGGCGATAGTTTTGTCATCGTGATCTTTGAAATGTTGTATAAAATCGTCCGTTTTAGATTTAGACCAAATATTGGGAACTAAAATATATACAAATGGATTAAAATGATTTACAGTAATAGAATATGTTTTACGATGTTCGTCTAAACCATACATTTGGATTTTAAACTCGTCTTTCATTTCACTCACTTGAAAATCAATCATTTTAATCTGTAGAGTCATTTAATGAACTATATTTTTTCATTTTAAATCAATTTTTTGGATTTGGTTGTGGATTTTCTGGAATTGGATTTAGCTTTAGATTTGGATTTAGATTTAGCTTTAGATTTGGATTTAGATTTAGATTTAGGTTTGGATTTAGCTTTAGATTTAGGTTTGGATTTTCTGGAATTGGATTTAGGTTTAGAATTATTAAATCCTGAATTTTTGAATAACATATTTTTTGATAATTCTTCTATTTGGTTTGACAAACTTTTTGATGAGTTATTTACAAATGTGTTCAAGTTTTCTAAAGTACGCGGTTGAGTGAATTCTTTTTTAACTTGTCCATTTTCTAAACTGACAATTTGTGGAAACCCTCTTACAGAATTCTTGACTGGATGATTTAGATCGTGTAACATTTCCGCATTCACTTCCAAAATATTTAGTGGACTATTTACATTTTGTTGTTTTAATTTTTCCCAAGTAGGTTTCAACTCAATACAATGCATACATTGTGGATGAAAAAATAAAACAATACATCTTTTATTCAACATAGAATTAAATCGGTCTTTATTTTCATGATTTAATCTTAACACATTCATTAATATATATATATATTATATTATGAAAAAATACGTGATTATCATTTTATCCATAATATTATTTATTATGGGAATTGTATTTATAATGAATGATGAAGTAAATAAAGAAACCTTTGTAAGCGGTCAATGCCCGACAACTATGATAAAAAATGGGGAACATATTATGGTATATAATCCAAAAATGGCTAAAATACCTGGAGTAAACCCTATTATTTTGAATAATTTAGAAGAATACAAAGAATATATACAATGGCAAAAACAAAATAAATTAAATTGTCCGATTTTGTATTTAGAAAAAGTATTTGATACCCAAGGTCAAGAAAACTATGAAATAAAACCAAGTTTTGATACCGATATACCTATAGGGTCTATGAACCACAGTATGCCAAAACATCCTAAAGTGTTAGATGCTTCTAGAGACAATCCTCCTTATAATCAAAATATATTGCCAGGCATAGACCCTTATAATCAAACACCCGGAATAGGTGACGATAAAATAATATTATATCCAAATAGTGAAAACATAGAACCATCGAATTATTTACGCAGAAACTGATTCAATGCAACAATGACATTTTTATTTAACGATTTTTTTTTGCTATCTTTCATATAGGTAAAATCTTCAAACAAGGTCTCATTTTGATTTAATTCATATATAATATTTTGAATGGTTCCAAAATGTTCTAATAATATAGAACACGTTGCGGAATGAATACCCGGAATTTGACACAACATCAATGTACTAATATTTTCCTTTGTAATTTGTGAATTTTTCTTTTTGGTTAGTATACCATGTTTCTGACTGTTAGGTATGGTGGTTTTATTATATTTGTTATAAAATTTTATAATATAATCTACACTTTCCTTAGGAGTTTTGGTCATCACTACAAAAAAACCTTTTTCAAACGTTAAACTAAATACACAACTCATCAACGTTTCCTTAGAAATGCCCCTAGGTTTATATAATTCTAAATTTCCTTCTAAAAAATAATAAACGACATAGCCTTCTTCTTTGGCTTGTAATAAACGAGCACTTTGTTCGCTATATCTACCGTCTATAATGCTAGAGGCTAAGTCGTTCCATTGTTTACGTTCAATAATAATTTTGTCCGAAATAAGAACGTCCCCTAAATGTAGGGGCTCTATTTTGAACGAATCCGGTTCCATTGTTTCATTTATAAATCGAATCATTTCTTTTTCGCGACAATCTAATATAATCATATAATCATATATCATTATATCTTTAAATTATACTGCGGTATTATTTCGTCCTCTTGGGTTTACATAAGGACGGCATCCTCCTGCTTGATTTGCTGAGCAACATTGCAAGTTCGCTCTACCTGTCAATGAAAACTCTAATCCAGTAGGTGTTTTACTTTTTAAAATATTGTGCGGGATACTAGCAAATTCCCAACCATTTACTAATCCAGCTTCTTTGTTTCCGGTAGAACAAGCATCTGTGTGGTTTACCCTAGACTGTATCTTGGCAATATAAGGCATATATATATCTATAATATTTTATTTTATGATATAAATATTATTTCTATTATTTATCAATGGACGATATATTAAATCCTTATAATGAAAAAAACGTCTTGATCAAAGAAGAAGACATTGAGTCCATTTTACGAACGTTTGATATTTATCATAAAGTCGTAGATATGAATCTATGGAACAGAGCTTTTGTGAATAGTTCTTATATAAAACAACCCAATATGAATTATGTATCATGTCCATATAATTGTATTGAACTGAAGCAAAGTTCAAACGAACGACTTGAATTCATTGGAGATGGTATATTAGAAATGATTACTAAATATTATTTATATAAGAGGTTTCCAGATGCTGACGAAGGATTTATGACCGAAAAAAAAATTAATTTGGTAAAAAATGACCATATTGGTAAATTAGCCTATAAATTGGGATTACATAAATGGTTATTATTATCAAAACAAAGCGAAGAAAAAAAAAATAGATGTAATTACAAAAAACTAGGATGTTTATTTGAATCATTTCTAGGAGCATTATTTTTAGATACGAATGAAACAAAAGATGAAACATTTTTAATGGGAAATGGTACTCATTATTGTCAGTTATTCATTGAAAATGTATACAACGCATTAGTCGATTGGAATGAAATTTTAGAAAACGATGACAACTACAAAAACATTTTTCAAGTTAAAATTCAAAAAGAATTCAAATGTACACCTGAATATAAAATTATTCACCAAGACGAAGAATTACGATATACTATGGGTGTATATTTATGTCTCGGAAATGATAATTGTGTTAGTTTTGATTTGTTAAAGTCGCTAGATAATATTAAATCAAGTAACAATATCCATTTTGGTACAGGTGTTCATAAAATCAAGAAGAAGGCTGAACAATTGGCGTGTCTTGATGCTTTGAAAAAAATAGAAAAATATACCTAAAGTATTTTCTTATTGTATTGTAATGATTAAAGTAAAAGTATCAAATCCACGCAATAGGGATTTTATGTATCCTTTGATAAAAGACAAAAAGTTTCAATTCAAAATAAGTAATAAAAAAGAGTTTGCTTACAAATACGATTCAAGTGAAAAATCTTGCGAAGATACCTTTTTTACGTTGGCACCACATCAAGAATTTGTAAAACGATTTATTTCTTATAATAGTTATTACAATGGGTTGTTGTTATACCACGGATTAGGTAGTGGTAAAACGTGTTCAGCCATTGGAATTACCGAAGAAACGCGTAAATATATAAAATATCATCCCAACTTCAAACCTATTTTAATTGTAGCCTCTGAAAATGTTCAAGAGAATTTCAAATTACAATTGTTTGATGAAAATAAACTAAAAAAAATAAACGGACAATGGGTGATTTATGGTTGTTTAGGGTCATCGTTACTAGATGAAGTAGGACTTTCAAACGTGAACGATTTGGATAAAATAACAATCATTCGAAAAATTAGAAAACTTATTAAGAAATATTATGAGTTCAAAGGTTACATCGAGTTTGCAAATATGATTGAAGAACGTGAAAAAAAAATAGATGTATTAAAAAAAGACTTCGAAGATCGAATGATAGTAATCGATGAAATACATAATATAAAAACAGTAGAAGAAAATAATAAAATGCAAAAAGTAGCTAAATATTTGGAGTTTTTAGTGGATAAAGTAAATTATATGAAACTTATTTTTTTAACAGGAACTCCTATGTTTAATGGTGCTGAGGAAATTGTATATATGTTGAATATATTGAATAAGAATGATAAGCAAAAACCTATTCATAAGACCAAGATATTTCATAATAACGGATCTTTCAAAGAAGGTGGTGAAGAGAAATTAATTCATATGGCCAATGGATATATATCTTATGTTAGAGGCGAAAATCCTTATACATTTCCTCACCTTATTTCACCCAAATTGTTTGATACGTCTCATTCTTTTGTTACTCAACAAAATTATCCTAGACTTTTATTCAACTATAAACCACTTGAACAACATATTAACCACTTGGATTTATATTTGTCTCCCTTAGAACAAACACAACAAGATGTCTATATGCACTCTATAGAAAAATATAAGAAAAAAAAGGGCGAAGGTCTTAGCTATACCGAACTTTTAAAACCTTTACAATGTTTGAATATATCATATCCAGCTGATTTAGAAGATGAAGAAGACAACGAACAAGGTATAAGAGACATTATGGACTGGGAATTAAGTGGAAAACCAAAAGTAATGCATTCGTTTACTTACAAAAAAGAACCTATATTTCAATACGAAAAAATCGGTGAATATAGTACAAAAATAAAAACCATATTGGACAACATAAGAGAATCAGACGGTATTATATTAATATATTCTCAATGGATATATTACGGAGTGTTGCCTATGGCCCTAGCATTAGAAGAAATGGGATATGGTAGATTTGGGTCAGAAAACTTGATACAAAATCGTAAACATAAGTTCAAATATTCTATTATATGCGGTAATAAAGAGTTATCTCCAAACATAAATGGAGACATTAGTGCGTTGACCAATGATAATACCAATGGTGAACGAATCAAGGTGGTGATCATATCTCAAACTGGAACAGAAGGCATCGATTTAAAAAACATAAGACAAGTTCATATCTTAGAGCCGTGGTACAATATGAATCGTATTGAACAAGTCATTGGTCGTGCACGTAGAAATTGTAGTCATAAAGAATTACCAAATGAAAAAAGAAACGTCCAAATCTTTTTACATAGCGTTGAACCTATATCAACAAGTAACGGCTCTATGGAGCCGGTAGATATGTATATGTATAGATTAAATGAAAAAAAAAATAAAATCATTGGCAATGTATCCAAGGTATTGAAACAAGTTTCGGTAGATTGTTTATTGAATGAATCACAAAAAGATTTTGCCAGAATAAAAAAAGAGGTTATGTTGTCTTTAAGCAATGGTAAAGTAATTCGCGATTTCCCTATAAAAGACAACCCATATACTAATATTTGTGACTATCAAGAAACTTGTGAATATACTTGTCTCAACAAGGATGTACCCAAAACAAATGTCGACAACTCGACCTACAATTACAAACATATTAGCAATCATCAAATTATATATAGTTTGAAATCAAAATTTAAAGAAAAGCATATATATCAAGACGATGAATTAAAAGACCATATGTATAAATTGTATCCTTTTATGAAAGAAGAAGAATATACATACGCCTTAGATAAATTAATGAATGAAGATATATATGATAAATACGATGAAAAAGGAAAAATTATAAAAATACACCATTTATTATTGTTTCAACCTGATATAGATGAATATGAGTATTTAAGTGCATATGAAAGAATGATGCCAACTATACAAGAAGATTCACTTGAAATGAATCCCATTTATATCAAAAAAGAAGACAATGAAACTTATTTATCTTTTCAGCAAAACATACATGATACAATCGACCAAATAAAAAATACAATTCTATATAAAGATTTTAGTTATATAACCAATTCATTTACAGATATAATGAAAGACGACTCTTTATTGGAATCACTGGTGATCGAGAGAAACTTTGACTATTTGAACATAAAAGACCAGATTTATTTATTGAATTATATTCATACCCAAAACAAACAACCTATAAAAGATATACTTTATCGTAAATATGTTCAAAACAATACAATTATATTAAATAACACCATGACCAATGACAAAGACAAACGCGGAAAAATAGAACTATATTCTCTAGAAGAAGATGGACCATGGGAAAAAATAGACCAAGAACCTATATTCGAATTAAAAAAAAAAGATAGTTCTCATTTGGGTTATATCAAATTAATTTCACAATCACGCTTCGTGAAACGTCCCGAATTTGATTATAGACCTAAAGAAAAAATTATGGATTTTATACAATCCATTTTGAAAACACGAAAAGAATCTTTACTTCCTAAAAAAACCTCTAAATTATCTCCAAAAACTACTTTAGAAATTATATTGGAATTGTATTTAAGATATTTAGATAATCTCGACAAGGAGACAAAATATTTTTATTGTAAATATGAAATCAAACAATTGGATATAAAAAATTGATTAATATATTATATAAATAGTATAATATGGACGACTTATTTCATAAACAACTTATTCACGAAAAACTGTTGGTTCCTTATAGTAGTATTGGTTCTGATATGAGTTCTTATTTTCACTCTTATGTTCAAACATACATCGAAGGAAAATGTCGAAATGAAGGATATATAAAAAACAACGCATCCAAAGTAATACATTATTCCGCTGGATTATTGTATGGGTCTAAAGTTGAATTTATAGTCGTCTTTGAAGTAGAGGCTTGTATGCCTTACGAGGATATGGAACTATTTTGCGTCATTAAAAACATAAATAAAATCGGATTACGTTGTATTATTCAAGAAGAGAATAATCCAATGAACATCTTTATTAGTAATGAACATAATGTGAATGTAGATATGGAACGTTACAATGAAAATGAAACGATTCGAGTAAAAGTATTGGGACATAGATTTGAATTGAATGATACATTTATTAGTATTATAGCTGAAATTATATAAATATAACCTATACACTTATAATATATGAATAAATCGTTAATAAATATTTCAAAAAAAATAGATGGGTATACAAAAGAGGAGCAAATGCGTATTTTAAAGATCATTTTAAAAGACCCTAGTATTCCATATAGTGAAAATAATAATGGTACATTTGTTCAAATGGATAAGTTAAGTGAACCTATTTTAGAACAAATAGAAGACTATATCAAATATGTTGAAAAAAAAGAAGAAGACATCGTTTCCATCGAAGATAAAATGAATGAAATCAAAAAAGATTTAAAAATATGAATATATAATAACTATGTTGAATCACGAACATTTTTTTAATCCAAAATTCAAAATAGTGAATCACAAAAAAAAACCTCCCCCTGTGGTTAAAGTCTATGATAAATTATTTTATACAATTTATCATAAACGCTATGAACAAACTATGTTTTTAGAAAAGTACAATGAAACCATAGAGAAAATAAAAGTAGCTGAACAATTAGAACTACTTCATATAAAACAGAAAAATAAATTATTAGACGATTTACAAAATCCTAATATTCAATTGTTTACTTTAAATGCCTTGTGTTTAGTATGGAATATGAATATAGTATGGTATTCGGACTATTGTTATCACGAATTTATGATAAATGACACTTATCCTATTTATTATTTATCCGAATCTTATAAATGGACGAATAAACCAGAGAATTTACTTTACAAAATAAATGATATTTTTAAACCTTTACGAAGTATCACTTATTACAAATTAGACGAATTAAAACAAATAGCAAATACGATGAATATTACCGGAAAAACAAAAAAAGAATTATATGACCAAATAGTAAATTATTTTAAACATTCAAAATTGATTTAATTAATGTATATAAGATATATATATGAGTATACTGGAAAGTTTGAATCTTTTCAATAAATCGGTTCGTTCACAATCCAAATTGGAATTAGAATTTAGGTTTCATACGATCCATCAAAAAAGTGTATTTGAAAATATATATAATAGTTTGTTGGAAAATGGGTTCGAACGAGACTTTGAAAAGCATTTATTAAAAATTTGTTTTTCCAATCATAAAGATTATATGAATTGTGAAACGGATTCGGTTGAAAATATTCGGTCTGAAATATTAGGATTATCCAATATTCAAGGTTTTTGTAATACAAATACTATGTCAGAGGATACGACCCATATAAAAAAAACACGAATGTCTAGCACAACCAATAAAGAATATGGATTTAAAACGGTATTATGTAAAGAAATTCCGTGTAGTGAATATGAAATAAATCATTTGGAAAGTAGATTCAAAAAGACCCCCAAAACATTTAGACTTATGAATAGGTTGTCTTTGAGGCATAAAGATATGCCAGGTCTTGTCGTGGATATGAGTATTGTAAAGATGAAAATGAACGTATCTAATATGACCAATTCAGGTATTTTTGAAGCAAGTGAACAATACGAAATCGAAATAGAATTAGAGGAACATGATAAACCAATTGAAGATATGGATTTATTAAGCAATCATCTCAAAAAAACGATAAAATATATATTATGTGGTAAATACGACACCAATTTTCCAATAAGCGACCTATTGAAACAAAATGTTTTAACCGAATATAAAAACTTATTTTCCCAGTCCAAATATGCCAATTTCATAGGCCCTTCCTCATATACATTACAAAAAGTAAATTTGTCATTGGAGTATGTTCCTTGCATTAAAAAAGATTTTTGCGTGACAGACAAGGCGGATGGTTTACGTAAATTATTGTATATTTCCAAAAACAAACAAATATATTTTATAACAAATACAAATCCTATTCAGGTGCAATTTACAGGACGAACCATAAAAGATGATACTCTTAGCGAAGTGTTAATCGATGGCGAATATATCAAATACGATAAACATAAAAATAGGATTGATTTATTTGCCGGATTTGATATATACTTTTATAAGCAAGGTGATAAAGTAATTGATATTCGTAAAGAAGAATTCAAACACAAACGTTATCCAAAACTAAAAGAAATGATTCAAAAAATAAACGAGGACTCCAATTCTGAATTATATAAGCATTCCATACAATTCCAGAATAAACAATTCTATTTTATAGATGAAAAACATAGTTTATATAGTCAGTGTCAGTTGGTATTGGACCAAATTGATTCACCCGACTATTTGTATAATACAGATGGCATCATATTTTCGTCGTCTACATTAGGCGTTGGTATGGAGTCAAAAGACGATATTGTTAAAAATAAAAAATATGCTTGGAAACATAGTTTTAAATGGAAACCTCCAGAATTCAATACCATTGATTTCTTGGTAAAATTTCCTAAAAATGACCAAGGAGAACCAATCACAGAAAGTATATATGTTGGACAATCCATTCAAACATATCAGGTAATTCACTTGTATGTAGGCAATTCTAACTCCGACGAAGTAATAAACCCACAACAAGAATTATTACAAGGACCACAACATTCACCTTCGAGCAACGAAGCGGTCAAATTTATACCAACCAATCCATTTGATAAAGATGCCTATATGGCGTATATTCCGCTAGAAGAAAACGGACATATATACGTAGAAGAAGAAAAAGAAGGCACCACAGAACACGATATTATTTATGATAATAATGTGGTTGAATTTAAATATAATATGACCAACGACAAACGTTTGGCTTGGGTGCCATTAAGAATCCGTTTTGATAAATCTTACGGAAATAATAAAAATACGGCAAATAGCAATTGGAATAGTATTCATAATCCAGTTACGCGTGAAATGTTAACCAATCCAGAAGTAGTAGTAGATTTTGAAGTTGAAAATGATGACGTATATTACAACAAAGATGGCGTAAAATCTAAAACTACAAATTTAAGAGATTTTCATAACAAATATATCAAAAAAAAAATATACAATGAATTTTGTAATAGTCGCTGTAATATTATTGATTTTGCTGTAGGAAAAGGCGGTGATTTACATAAATGGTTAGAAAATAATGCTTATTTTGTATTAGGTATTGATTTGTCAAAAGATAACATCAACAATGTAAAGGATGGTGCCTGTATTCGGTATCTTCGACAACTTAAAAAAATAAAGGAAAAAACAAAATATGTATTTATAGAAGGAAACACTGGAATCAAGTTGAAAGATGATTTTTCACAAGGAAATAAAATCAGCAAAGAAGTCATTGACCACGTATTTGGTACCCAAAAAAGTAGTTTTCAAAACATGCCTGATTTTGGTATTGTAAAAAAAGGATTTGACTTAGGGTCTATACAATTTTCTCTACATTATATGTTTGAAACAAAGGAAATGTTACACAATTTTATGTGGAATTGTTGTAAAACCATCAAGTTAAAAGGACATTTAATTGGTACGTGTTATGATGGAGAAGAAGTGTACGACCTTTTGAAAGAGAATGAAAAAAGTGAATTATTTCATAAAGATGGTTCACGCCTATGGACTATCCACAAAAAATACAAGAATAATTCTCAGTTTTTAGACCATTCACAAGTGTTTGGATACAAAATTGGTGTATGGCAAGATTCTATTAATAAAGAAAATGATGAATATTTGGTTCATTTCAAGTATTTTGAAAAATGTATGAGTGATTATGGATTCAAAATGATACAATTTAATTCATTTGAATCTTATTATAAACAAAAGGAAAATAAAACCAAATTATCCAAAGAAGAAAAAAAAATATCCTTTTTGAATAAAGCATTTGTATTTGAAAAAATAAACGATGTAGATCCTGATTTGGTATATGATTTGAATACTAAAAATGTGAAAGAACTACCTAAACAATATATTACCTCATCGAAACCAGTTCGTTTAAAATCAAAGATAACCTTTGAAAAGATATAACATTTTAATATAAAACCATTATAATAATACTATTATGACCAGTTATTCTATTTCAGACATTATTGGAATAATACAAATACGTGATATAGAATTAAATTACCACCAATCTATGGTATATATCAACGAAAGTTTGCGGCAATATAGTCATGATATAAAGAAAGAAATAGACAAACAATCTAAATCATGGGAAAAATACAAAAAATATTCAAATCCATATGAGTTTATTAATACGTCTTTTGATAACAATACTATGCCTATATGCAGTTATAAACCATTATCTCGTTCTTATTTTAAAATGATTGAAATTTTGAACCATTATTCTTTTTCATTTCCTGACACAATGCGATCTTTTCATTTAGCCGAAGGACCCGGTGGATTTATAGAAGCATTATCGAATTACAGAAACAATCCAAAAGATGTATACTACGGAATGACTTTAATGGAAGAAAAAAATGACATTCCTAAATGGAAGAAAAATGAAATATATTTGGATATTCACAAGCATATTTCATTAGAGTATGGTGGTGATAATACTGGAAATCTATATCATAAAACAAATCTAGAATATGTATACAATAAATATAAACATAGTATTGATTTTGTGACAGGTGATGGAGGATTTGACTATAGTATAGATTTCAACAAACAAGAGGAGCATTCTTTGAATTTGATTTTTTCACAAATTTGTTTCGCAATGTGTGTTCAAAAAAAAGGCGGTTCATTTGTATTAAAATTATTTGACACATTTACGTCGTTGTCCGTAGAAATGATTTATTTATTGAATTATTTATATGAAGAAATTTATATTATAAAACCGCTTACTAGTCGTCCAGCTAATTCTGAAAAATATATCATATGTATTCGTTTTCGTATGGTTCAAAATATAGACCAAATCATAGAAAAAATAATGAAATCTTATGATGTACAACATAAATCTATAACAGGTATTTTGAATATAGACATACCACTTATTTTTTTAGACAAAATAAAAGAAATTAATTCTATTACAGGTCAAACGCAAATTGAACATATTCAGCATGTATTATCTTATTTGTTAGATGAAAATAGAAAGACAAATGTGGATAATATAAAAAGGTCACATTTATTGAAATGTATCAAATGGTGTAAAAAACATCATTTACCTGTAGAGGAACAATTTGTATAACAAACATTGGTTTTATTTTTTATAAAATAAGGTGAATATCCGTGATATTTACCAAAATTGGCGCCACTCAATCCATATGGCGAACGAAAACTATTGGTGTTTTTAGTAATTTCATTGTTTCTATTTTTCATAGTGGTCAACGACGCAGAGACACCCCCTTGAGTTTTGAACGCCAAATTACTTGGTTTATATATCACACATCCTGAATTATCATAAGTAGATTTGTAGGTATAATCTTTTGTTGTGATTGGTTCACCTAAAGTTTGACGCTGTTCATATGTTTTTTGTCTCGATTGTAAATATTGTTTTGTAGATGTATAATATTTTTTATTTAAATTGGTGGTTCCTAAATGTTTTACTTGACGAGTAATACAATTATTATCTACTTTTATACCATCGCATACATTCTCCTTGAATGTTTCTGTTTTTACATTACAATCGCTTGTTTTGTATTGTTTTCGCCAATGTTTTATAGGTTGAGGTTTGCCATAGACATAATTATATTCACTAGGTGGATAATGATTTTGCGGTGTCACACGAAAAGTATATATCAACGACATATATAAAAAATAGAAAATATATATATATGATTCTTGAAATACTTTTATGTATAGTTCTTTTATGTATATTAATACATAATCATGAATCAATGACCTGTAAAGATGTAACCATCGAAGATGGTCCTATTGCAAGTATTTATGATGTAAAAAACAATGGGGATACACTCAAAAACGATGTTTTTCAAAAGGACTATAATTCGTATAATGAATCGTTAAAAACTTATTTTAGTAATTTGAAAAAATATTGTAATATATAATGTTGGATATAAATTTTTTAATCACTATATTGTGCTTACTTTTTATAATTGAACTTATACATTATAAAGAAGGCTATGGAATTTACTTATACGATTCAAGTGACAATAAAATAATGGATTCTGAAAACAATCCAATCAAAAGCTCTTCTTTATTTCCTAATATAGATAAAAAAACAAATTCAGAACTTATATCCATGTTTACCGATATAAGTTATTGCGATAATATAGACGATATATCCTATTCTTATTATAAGGATAAATATATTTTACAAGACCAAATGAATATGTACAAAGAGGGATTTTCAGGTGGTTATGATCATTATGAAAAAATATATTTGTTTTTTGTAGGTTTATTATTTATTTACTTATTACTAATAATGGATTAAATCTTTTATTTGTGGATTCATTTGTTGTATTAATATTTGAAAAATAATATATTGAATAAAATAGTTTTTGTTTATTTTATATATTTTATAAAATATATCGCTTATTTCTTCTGGCATTTTCTTTTTTTCCTTCACATCATTTATCTTGAATGTTTCAAATTGTTCGTTTTCACTCATTTCTTCTATTTTTTTTTTCATAGGTTCTTTAAATGGTGCGTATAGAGTATCGTGACTATGGGTGTCTTCAATATGATAATAATTGTTCATTACGTCTTTTATACTTTTTAAATATAACGCAAAATTTTGTTCATTTGTAGACTTACCAAAAATATTGTAATTTTCGTTCATTAAACAATTAGGACATTTCACCATACACAAATCTTTTAATTCATGTGTAATTTTATTTTTTCCTAAATGTAAATCAGTACATTTTTTCCAAGTTTCATTAGATGAATAATTTTTCACAAAAAATAAGGGTTTTCCAGTTCTTTCACAATATTTTTCGTCTTCCTTGTTTAATTGTATTTTATTTGACCAAAAATCTAAACACATATTGTCATTATCCTTTTGTGATGGAAGTTTTATTTCAGGTTCTTTATCATACTTTTCTTCATACAAAGAATGTAATACTTTTAAACATTTCAAAAACATATACAATTGGTTTTTATCTAATATATGTAACTCTTTATCTAGTGCTTTAATGATATCTTCTTTATTCTCATATCTACTAGGATTTTCTGAAATAATATTTTGATTCAATATAAATAGTTCTCTTTTTATTTCTTCTTCCGTTTCAGGCGAATAATTTGAACCTCCGCCTTTTTGCGGTTCGATTTGTTTATGATTCAAAAAATTTATTTTGGTTTTACACGTTGATTCTGAAAATAAGTCTTCGCATACATCGCCTATAATATAATATATACTTGTTTCAAAACCAACATGAATGACGTTTCTTATAAATAATCCTTGTTCTAATAATATATTATTTAACATTTCTACACATTTTTTAAATTCTTGAAATATAGTTTTTACTATACCAAATGGTGAAGCGTTATTCATTATATTCATTGCATTTTCCAATACTTTTGGGTCCATTGTTAAGGTAGGTACATGTACATCTTTATGTGGTTCCGAAATAGAACCACCTATATATTTTTTTCGTGTTTTTTTATTATGTTTTTTTTTATATCTATGAGTCATTATAGTTATAAAATATTATTTTCTTACTCTATTTAATGCGGTATAAGTTGTATGAGTATCACTTCCACCAAAGGTAGAATCATTATAATTTAAGTTTACACTTTCAAGATTTTTGTATCGAGTATAAAGTGAAGAATCGGCCACTACTTTTCCATTACCACTTCCCAAAGACACCTGATTTGGTGTTACACCATTTGTCTCTATAGCACAAGATCTTGAACTTATTCCGCCACCCAATTTAGTTCTATTGACGTAAGTTTCATTCACCTGATTGGCGCCACCACACGATTGATATTTTCGAGACAAAACATCCCCCATATGAAGAGAAGTTCTAAAAGGTCCAATGGTAGATTTTCCAACATCTTCTCCTGTATTTGTTTTTATATTATTTGATTTGAATGCTTTTCGAAGAATTTTTCTTTGCATAGCTACATCCGAACCAACCATAGTGCTTTGAAATCCTACTTCTGAACGTTTTCCGTGTATTGTTCCGCCTAAATAACTCATTATATATATAATATAAAAAAATATGGTTTACCTAGGTCATAATTCTAGGAACAATATTCATTGTGATTAACTCTTGAAACAATAGTTTACAGCTATATGGAATTTTGACATAAGAGAAGTCGGTACGATTTTCACAAACATTACAAATATGAATATGTTCTTTATCATTGTATACAGCAATCATTCCACATTTTTTACAAACATTTACAGCATATTTATCTGACACATCATAAATACGCTCCTTTGTAAATTTAGATGCTCCATGGGATATCATACAATCACGCTCCATTTCACCAAACCTTAATCCGCCATCTCGACTACGGCCTTCTGCTGGTTGTCTAGTCAAATTCACCATAGGTCCAATACATCTACTATGCTGCTTGTCATTCACCATATGTTTCAGTCTTTGATAATAGACTGGACCAATAAAGATAGATGTTTTTATTTGTTCACCGGTTTTTCCGTCATATAATACCTCGTTTCCTTTGGATTCGTAATTATGTTTCTGTAGTTCTTTATATACTTCGTTCATATCCATTTCACCAAAACTGGTTCCATCCCCAAATAATCCTAATTTTAATAATAATTTCCCAACGATGGTTTCTTTCAATTGGGCAATTGTCATACGCGAAGGAATCGCATGTGGATTGATGATAATATCAGGACGAACCCCTTCTTTGGTAAAAGGCATATCTTGTTCTTCAATGATATTTCCAATGGTACCTTTTTGTCCGTGACGACTACTAAATTTATCACCTATGTTTGGTTTTCGCATAGCACGAATACGAACTTTACAAAATGTATAACCATCTCCATTACGGTCAATGTATGTTTTATCGACATAACATTCTTCCGTGGTGCGATAAGATTTACTTTGGTCTTCATATTTCACTAATTTTGTATTATCATTTTTATGGTCTTTGATTACCACTACCTTGGAAATAATGATATCTTTGTCTTCGATGATTTCATTTTCGTTCATAACACCCATTTTATTAATTTTATCATAATTACCAAATTTCATATTACGTGTAAGATTTGGATTTGGTTTGATACGTAATTCTTCTTCACCATTTATTTTTTTATCTTCGTCTTTTTCGGTATGATAAATAGTTGCATGAAATAATCCTCGATCTAAACTTCCTTTATTGATTAATACACTATCTTCTTGATTATAACCACTATGCGTCATAATAGCTACAATCACTTGATTACCACAAGGTAACTCATTTAATTTCATCATATTCATTACTCGCGTTTCAACTAAAGGTCGCATAGTATAATTCAATACATAAGCGGTTTTATCCATTCGTTTGTTAAAGTTTGACACATAAATACCTATTGCTTGTTTACCCATAGCACATTGATAGGTATTTCTAGGAGATTGATTGTGTTGAGGGAAAGGTATACACGATGCCAACACGCCAAATATAGTACTAGGATGAATTTCACAATGCGTATAACTATAGTTATCTTGAAATAAGTTTGGTTTCATACAAATCATAGAGGTATTTTGTTCCTCTGCGTCAATATATTCAATGATAGAATCTTCTGTTTTTAATGGAAGAATCAAGTCACGCCACACTAATTTATCTTCTTTGATTTGTTCAGTCATATCTTTGGTTAGTAATATTTTATTTTGCTTTACTTTGAACAAAGGACGTACTAGTCGCCCACATTCGTTGCATACATATATTTCTTTTAATTTATAGTTGAATACAATAGAACAATATATATGAATCATACCCTTGTATTTTTTCTCTTTCAAACTTAGAAACAATTCATTCGGTTGGTTTGTTACACCAATCCATCGTCCATTTACAAATATTTTCACTTTATCATAAAACTCCGTTGTATTGTAATTATCTAATGCGAATAAGTAAGGTTGAATATATTCATATATAGGTGTACTATCTGAATAAGTAGATACGTTTGTCATATAGCTGAGATTTTTAACAACACCAACAGACTGACCTTCTGGTGTTTCGGCTGGACACAAAAATCCCCATGTAGACCCGTGTAATTTTCGGGGTTCTATCAATTTGCCACTTTTATCAATAGGTGTATTGACACGGCGCAAATGACTCAACGTGGATAAATAAGTCAATCGATTTAATACTTGAGCAACTCCTACTTTGTTTGTATTCATACTTTTTATACCAAAATCACCTGTAGACAAAGCACGCTTGATTCCATTTTCAATTGTAGTCGATTTCACAATTTTATAAATATTGGTCAACGTGATAATATTGGAATAATCTTCGCTTGATTTCCATGAACCATTGTTAATTTCACGAATCACTTGTTTTTGAATATCTTTTACGACCTTATTGAAATAATTTCGAAATAAATTGTTTAATAATGTACCAGTTAACTCGACTCGTTTATTTTCATAAGAGTCTCGATTGGTCTGTTGTTCCATTCCACAAAAGCACTTGATTAATTTGTTTGTCATAAAACCCAATAAATAAACCTTTTCTTCTTTTGTTTTACAATGTGGAAATAAATCATTGGACAATACATCCAAAGCAAATTCGGTTTTCTTTTTATGTCCTTCATCTTTGTCCATGTTGATTGGTGTATAGATTACATTGGAAATGATATATTCTAATGAATCTTCATAATTGTTATAAGAGGTTCCTTCATAAATAGATGCTTTCAAATAATCTAAAATAGACGTTTCTTTTTCAATATCCAATACAACTAAACTACATATTTGTTTATCACTTTCTACACCAAGAGCTCGAAACAATACAAATAATGGTATTGGTTTTTTTAATCGTGGTAATTGTACCAAAATCTCATGACCATAACACGATAATTTAGAATGAACCATCATATATATTTGTTTAGGTGATATACATTTCCAATCCGGAACAGATCTGTACTCGGCCGTCCATAACCATTTGTTTCCAGGTTTTTGTTTAAAGCAAAATATCTTATTATCCGCCGGTTTTTCTTGACCCAAACAGGTTTTCTCAGAACCATTAATAATGAAATATCCACCTGGATCCATTTTACATTCGTCAATATTATCAGGATGAATATTTGGATATTGTTTTAATACACAAATACATGAATTTAACATAATTGGGATTTTTCCAAATTGTATTTTAGACAAATGAATATATTTATATTCTTCATTTTCAAGACGTTCGCCATTACGAATAATATATTTAATCTTCATATCAAGAGTGATATTAGAAGAATAGGTAAAGTTTCTAAGTCGAGCATCACTTGGAAACATTAATTTAGTAGAACCATTATTCTCATGAATTTCTGGACGATAAATTGACAAATTTTCAAATACTATTTCTACTTCTAACCTATATGTTTTGTATTCTGGAAAATAATCATGCGGTGATTTAACCACCAATGGATTAAACATATCAATTGTTTTCATCATTTGATTTTGTATAAAATCATTATAAGAGTCTACTTGATGTTTGACCAGTTGGTGTAGATGAATGTGTTTGAAATAAGATTCAATAACATTCCAACTATCACTTTCTTTGTACATTGCTAAGATAATTATATATTTATATTTAATTCAATTTTGTTAGTATAATTATATATTTTTTTTTACATAGAATGATATAATGAGTATTCGTAGTATATCCATCAATCAAAATGATTTAATGGTCAAACCTAAAAAAGAGCGTAAATCTAAAAAAAAAAACACTAATAGTTCTTTGAGTGAACCAGTTACTATTAATAGTACCAATATAAGAAAATTATTACTTGAAAAACTTAAACAACATAAAAAGACACAAAAAAATATTTTATTGAATAAAGACCAGTTTGATAGTAAAATTCCAAGTTATAGCAATTTAAAAAATGGTTCAAAACCTACTTATAGAGAATTACATAAAATGAATTCATCGCCATCATTGACGCCTTCAGTAACTCCTTCAGTAACGCCTTCAGTAACGCCTTCAGTAACTCCTTCAGTAATGCCTTCAGTAACGCCTTCAGTAATGCCTTCAGTACCTATAATGAATACATATTCTACCACATTTCCTGTTACACCTATAACCTCAATGGAATCAGTTAGTACAATAAAAGCTCGTTCCACTCCACATATTATCTTATGTGATGAAGACAAGCTCGACGAATTTGATTTGCCGTCTAAAAAACCATATATTCAAGCACGCGAAATAAAAAAAACATTTCATTTAGGAAAAAATAAAAAAAACAATAGTATAAATGTATTAATAAAATGTAATAAAACACGAAAAAACGTTGAGCATACTAAGTCTGAATTAAAAAAAACTAAACTAAATACTATAAAGAATTATTTAAAAACAAATAATTTAGTTAAATTTGGAACCACCGCACCAAGTGGGCTATTGAAAGAAATATATGAATCATCTAAATTATGTGGCGAAGTGTATAATAATAATTCAAATACATTATTACACAATTATAATATAAATAATAATTCATAAGTTATTTAATGGAAACTTGGTCTGATATAGACATTGCAAATCTAACCAACTGTCACGAGTTATCATGTGTAGTAAATAATACATTATTAACGCCCTTGAAATGGTTAATGTTTAAAGATAACCTGAAAAAAAAACTTCAGACCATTGGCGAGGACCCATCCATAAAAAAATTTTATATGTATTATGACGTGACCTTTTTAGATTTGATGATTCAACCTGAAAAATACAAAGAAATTTCACAAATATTTATTGAAAATTATGAATTATTCGAAGATAAACTACTGGGTACATTTATTTACGTGGAAAATCATATGATGAATCTAATGATTAATATATTTATGAAATTTTATAGGCCTGTAAGACCTCTTTTTATTCTAAAAACAAAAAGTATTAACCCTAACATTGTAAATGATTTATTAGAAAATCGTAAAAATGAAAATGAGTATAATATAAATAAATAAATATATAAATATATAATGTCAGGACTAGTCAATTTAGGTAATACATGTTATATCAATAGTGTATTACAAATTATTTTTCATATGAATGAATTAAATGATTATATAGATCAATATAATCATTATAATAAACAAACATTGGATTATCTCATGACGATCGAATGGAAATCATTAAAAGATATTATGAACAAACAAGTAGATATATCTCCAAATAGATTTATTCATATAAATCGCGAATTATTCAAAAAAAAAAATAAAATAGATTTTTTAGAAAATGAACAAGGAGATGCGAATGAATATTTTTTATTTTTTATAGAATGTATTCATAATAGCTATAATTTATTAGACAAAAAATCATATGATAATACATTTCTCCAAGAATATGCAAAAAAAGACAATTCTATTATTACTGATATTTTTCTTTCGTTGTTTGAAGTTCAATATATAGATGAAATGCGGAAAAAGGTTTCGTCTAGTTATGAGATCAATTGGAACCTTAATGTCTGTATACCACAAAATAACCATTTGACTTTATATGATTGTTTAGATTTTACATTCAAAGAAGAATATTTATGTGACGATAATGCGTGGTTAGATGATAAAACCAACGAAAAAAAAAATGTATATAAACGTGTAAAGATGCTATATTGTCCTAGTATATTAGTTCTTAGTTTAAAACGTTGGATAGATTGTAAAAAAAAAAATAAAAATAAAATTGAGTTAGACCCAATATTGGATATGTCTCGTTATTCTAAAGATAACGCGAATTACGAATTATTTGGGGTCATTAATCACGAAGGAAACCCATACGGCGGTCATTATTTTTCTTTCGTAAAAAGAGACAATCAATGGTTCATGTTCAATGACAATCAAATACAAAAAATAGATACATTTATTCATCCTTCTAATTATTGTCTCTTTTACAGGAAAATAAAATAAAAATAAATATAAAATGAGTTTAGATATAAGTGTAAATTCAACCGATTATTTACCACAATTTTATTCAAATATATTTCATCAATCATTTGATTCTTTTAAGATATCTTATATTTTGTTATTAGGTGTTGTTGTAATGGTATATATACTTATATTTGCCTTATTTGGCAACTCGTCTGGTTCAAGTGGTCCATTTATGATTATAGTTGAAATTATATTATGGGTTGTATTAATATTAGTAATAGGTGTAAATATACAAAATTATGATTATGATTTTTCTACTCAAATAAAAAACTTATTCAATTCAGAAACGACACAATTAGATGTAAATGTATCTAAAAAAGAAGATGTAAATGTATCTAAAAAAGAAGATGTAAATGTATCTAAAAAAGAAGATACAAAATGTGAAACAACCAAAAATGGCGAAGTATTTCATATACCAAATAATATACATTCTTATGAAAAAGCTCGTTCTATATGTCGTAAATACAATGCAAGACTTGCTACCTATAGTGAAGTAGAAGATGCGTATAATAATGGAGCCAATTGGTGTAGTTATGGGTGGTCAGAAGACCAATTGGCATTATTTCCTACACAAATGGATATATACAATAATCTGAAACTTATTCCGGGACACGAAAACGATTGTGGTAGACCAGGTGTAAATGGTGGATTTATTGATAACAAACACGTAAGATTTGGGGTAAATTGTTTTGGTGAAAAACCTGAAGAAACTGAGCAAGATAAGGAATATACGGAGCGTTTAAAATTATCTTATTCACCTGCGATAGACCAAGAAGAATTAGACAAAATAAGTAAAGAAAAAGAAGATATGTTAATTGCGCCATTCAATAAAGATAAATGGAGTTATCAATAGTGTTTTTTTGTTTTACGAGGTTTTTGTTGCTTACATTTCAGAGACATAATTCGGGTTTTGTCTCCATAAATTTTATTCAGTATTCTTTTTTCAATGTGAATATCAAATGTTTTTTTTTTACATAATAAGTTTTCTTCATTTATTTCCGTGATATTTAATCCAATAGGAAAACTATTCATTATTATTATCTAATATTTTTATTTCGCTATTTATACTTTTTTTACGTTTTTCTTTTAAATAATGAAGTATGTAATTTACTTGATTATTATCTTCGAGTAATTCTTTTAGTCTTTCTTCTAAATATTGTAAACTATATGATTGGTAACTTTTGGTTTCATTGTATTTTATTTTTTTATTTTGAATGATAAGTATTTTATCTTTCAAGTTTTCTTTTATCATTATATCTTTTATCTTTTTTTCAAGATTTTGTTTTTCAGACCTTATTATAGAGGCGTTGTTTTGTATTGTCTTTAATTCATTTTCCAAAACGATCAATTTATTTATATCTTCTTTAAGAGAATTCATATATATATGCGTCATAATATTATTATTTATTTAACTTATGATTATAAATGAATATATTAGAACATTATGATGCAAGTGTTATAAAATTATCTGAACCTGAAACAAGTGACCATGAAAATTATTATTGTAGATTGAGTTACAACGATTCACCATTTATAATTCAAACGAATCGCGTATGTTATTCGTTTAAAGACTTAACCGAACATATATGTATCTCTTTAGCCAGTCAAGATTATGCTTTATGGGTGGAAAGTTTATATCAGTATTGCATTGAGCTTATATACAATAAGAGTTCTGAGTGGTTCGACGAAGAATTAACTTATAATGATGTAGAAAATTCATTTTTGTCTCCATTAAAAAGTAACATTCAAAAAGGATGCTATGATATCAATTGTTCTTTAGACCAAAATAATTTAGTCATTATAGATAGCAAAGGTTGTATAGTCCATAAATCTCAATTGAAAAATTACAAAATAGTACCTACTCTTCATATTAAGGGTATTCATTTCAATAGCAAAAACTTTATGTTAGATATTCTATTGAAATCCGTTATTGTTTTAGAACAATATGATTCTACTGAAACAAAAAAAAAAACTGAACCCG